TTTAGAGGCCATCCCTTCACTGGAGACCTCGTGAGTGTGAGATCGCATCGACCAGCGGCTCCTCTTCCCGCTACCGAGCAGGTGCAGATCCAAGTACGGGTTATGCCTGAGCTTCGGGACCGTCTGCGGGAAGAGGCCGACCGCCGTGCTGTTTCCATCAACCTCCTCGTGGAACGGGCCATCATCGAATGGCTCGACAAGTGGGAAGGAAAGTCGCTGTTCTGACATTTTGGCGGTTGTCACCTACTAGTTACTAGTGTTAGGGTGTGGGAGTGGATTTTGAACCTACCTGGCGGGCAGAGCGGCGGGGGTACATTCGTTGTCGTACTCTTGGTCACGCGTGGCACGACTACACCAGCATCTGGAAGCCTCAGTTCGGCCTTCCTTTGACGGTGCGATGCGAACGATGCGGGATGGAGCGTCGAGACACATTGGGTAACGACGGTGAGTTACTTCGCCGTCATTACATCAGTCCCCGGAAGTACGCTCTCTCCAAGGATGACGAGCGCCCCACACGCTCCGACTTCCGCCTCATGCTGCTCGCTCTCCGGGTGTCTGACAGTCGACGGAAGAGGAGTCAGGTGTCATGAGTGATCAGTATGTAACAGCCGATGATGTCTGGATTTTAGAACCGGCCGTCGAAGAGACGCCTGAAGAGGTGCCGAAGACCATCCAGAACGGGAAGGTTGTTACCAAGCAGCCCTGTCCTGACTGTGGGAATCTCTACTTCCCTGGTCCCGGCATGACTCGGCATCGTCAGACCTTGCACGGAATGCCGAGTAAGAACAAGATCGGCGGGTTCGTTGGCCGTAAGGCCACCTGTAAGCTGTGTCACAAGACGTTGGACGCCAGCAACCTGCAACGTCACATGAATCGGATGCACCCGGGGAAGGTGGTGAAGGAGCCGTCGCCGCCGAAGGTGACGCGCTCTCCTCTGCCCAAGCAGGTGACGGCGGAAGAGATCACCCGTACCGCCGCCGCCATGCTGTGGCCTGATGGTGTTCCTCATGCGGTCCTGCCTCAGCTTCTGATCTGGAATACTCAGACGGAGCAATTTCTGCACTCAGTATCATAGGAGAGAGGCATTGAGTAACTTGGCTGAACAGTTCACCGAAGGGTTGGACTATCCCGGTCGCAAGAAGCCCGTGAACCGGAATGTTCAAGTGCCTGTCCCTGATACCTCCTTATGGGACGCCAATCCGGCTATCTACCTGATCAACGGCGAGAAGCAGGAGTTCTTCCTGATCAGTCACCTCGCCAAAGCTCTGGGCTACAGCGTGCAATCGATTCGGGCCTGGGAGGCGCAAGGTCTGCTGGCCCGCAGTCCGTATCGTTCACCTCGGACCAAGAAACCCGTGGCTGGGGGTCGATCCGATAAAGGCAAGAGGTTGTGGACGCGGGAGCAGGTGGAAGGTATCATTCGTATTGCGAAGAAGCACAAGGTGATCTTCCCTGACCGCAAGGGTGTGAAGAAGCCACCGACGCCCGCCTTCGCCGCCGAAGTTGGAGAACTCTTTTCCAGCCTCCTCAAATGACACCCATAACACACGAACACACTGCGATAAGAGAGAGGTAACACACTAATGGCTGTATCGAAACGATCTATCCGCCGTACTCCGGCGCCAGCACGAGATCCGCTGACCGACGCCATCGAGCCGGAAGAGGACGAAGAGGCTGGAGAAGAAGCGGCCCCTGTCAGCACCAAGAGCAGCAACAATGGGGACGACGCCCCCATCCGTGGTGGATGGACGGCCGGACAACAGGTCATGGACTCCACGTCCAACTTCGCTCAGTCGCTGAAGCTGGAGGAGAAGAGCGTCATCCTGAAGTTTCTGGAGGATACGCCCTTCGCCAACTTCCGCAGGCACTGGATCGAGAGGAGCACCAAGGACGGACGATCACTGCGGGCGTACACCTGCCTGCAGACGGTGAACAAGGACTGCCCGCTGTGTGAGGCGGGTGACCGTGCTCAGGCGGTGTCGAGTTTCAATGTCGCCGTGGTCGGAGACGATGGACAAGTGCTCCTCAAGTCGTGGGACTGCGGACCGCGTCTGTTCAACGTGTTGAAGGCGTACGCCAACGACCCGAAGATTGCTCCGCTGTCGAAAGGTTTCTTCGTTGCTTCGAAGACGGGTAAGCGGGGCACCGTCCAGCACAACGTCTCCCCCGTCAGTCGTACCGCCCTCATCGAGGACTATGAGATAGAGCCTCCCGATACCGAGATGCTCGCCAAGCTGAAGCGCTACACGTCGGACATCATCGAGATCCCGCCGCTCAAGACGCTGAGGGAACTCGCTGAAGAGTTGGCCGACGAATACGAGTGAGGACCGGAGGGATGGTCGTTGAAGGGGGGAACGACCATCCCTCATTCCAACGCTCGCCGCGTGTCCTGCTGACTGAAGCGGAGATCTCCGCGGCCGTCGAGGATCTGCTGCGGGAGGACGCTTTCGTCATCGACATCGAGACGGACTCACTCTCGTTCCACCTCAACAACCTGCTGTGGGTGGGCCTCGGTGCCTACGGGCGCATCTATCTGATCCCCTGCGGTCACCTCCGGGGCGTGGTGTTAGAACCCGAGCACGTCGTGAAGATCGCCGCCTGTCTGTACTACCCGGAAGATGACGAACGTCATTGGACGCCCATCACCAGGAAGCCCTCGTGGAAGATGATCGACGTGCGGAAGGAGACGGTCTACGCCGTCGCCCCGAAGCAGCTTTTCCCCCACGAGGTGATGGCCCTGCTCCGTCCCTTGCTGTTCTCCAATCGGGGCAAAATCGGGCACAACCTCAAGTTCGACCTGATGAGCCTGGCAAAGTATTTCGGAGAAGAGATACCACCCGGTCCCTATCACGACACCATTGTACTGCGGCACTGCCTGGATGAGAACGACGGCCCCTTCGATCTCAAGCGACTGACCTGTGATTGGTTCGGCATCGGTGTCGACCCGCAGACCGGGCACATCGACTACAAGAAGCGGACTGCCTTCTACCCCAACATGGGCAAGGCGGGCATCGAGAACTTCGGTCTCGATGAGGTCGCCCGATACCTGGCTAAGGATCTCCGTTACTGCTGGATGATGTATCAGGCGTTCTTCCCGCTGCTGAAACGCCGGGGTGTGCAGGCCGTCTACGACTTCGAAATGTCGCTCTACCCCATCATCATGGCGATGGAGTACGAGGGGTTTCCCTTCGACCTCAGCCAGATGGATGAGGTCCGCAAGGAGTTGAAGGACCGCCAGGCCGATGTCGAGCAGAAGGTCTGGAACCAGACTGGCGATACGTTTCCGCTGTCGAACACCAACGCTAAGCGCTGGGTCATGTTCGAAGAGGCGACGAGGGACAAGGAGACGGGCAAGCGCATACCGGAGTACGGGAACTCCAATCGCCTGTTGCGGTCCCAGAAGTTGCCCGTTCGTTCTCGGACCCCAGGTCAACGGCTGCCCCAGGTGACCCAGACAGTGCTGGAGTACTACTCCGACGATGGCAACAAGATGGCGGAACTGTTCTTGGAGTGGTCTCTGCTGGAGAAGTTGCGGGGCACGTTCATCGACGGCCTGGAGAAGCACCTGCGCTATCCCCGACAGGGTTTGCCCACCATTCACACGTCATTCAAGCAACACGGCACCGTAACGGGCAGACTGTCAGCTAGTGATCCGAACCTGCAGCAACTGCCGCGGGGAACAGTGATCCGTAAACTCTTCGTGGCAGGTGAGGGCCATGACCTGATCGTGGCCGACTACGACCAGATCGAGTTGCGGTGTGCTGGTTACTCGTCCCAGGATCCCGAGATGCTGAGGGTCTTCAAGCAGGGCCAGGACATCCACGCCTTGGCGGCATCGGCCATGCTCCAGATCCCTCTCGACAAGGTGACCAAGGAGCAGCGCCAGGTCGGGAAGACCCAGAACTTCGGAACCTTGTACGGCGCAGGCGAGGACAAGATCGCCGCCGTGGCGGGTGTGTCCAAGAAGCGAGCCGCCGCCTTCATCCGTAACTACTTCGACATGTTTTCCGGGCTTGAAAGCTGGAAGCGGCGGGAACTGAAGTTGGCGATAGAGCGAGGAGACAAGACAGCACCCCTTACCTGGCCTCCCTACGTGGTCATTCCGCCCAACGGACGGCGGCGCAGGCTTCCGGATCTCTTCCACCCGGATGGCTGGGAGAAGTTGCGGGCCGAGCGCCAGGCCATCAACGCCCACGTTCAGGGATTTGCCAGCAACATCACCAAGCTCGCCATGCTGGAACTGTTCAAGGTTCTGGAACCATTCCCGGCGCAGATGATCGCCCAGGTTCATGACGAGATCGTCATCAGGGTTACCAAGGAAGCGTCGGGGGAAGTCCTATCCTTGGTACAGAGCACTATGAGTGGTGTGAGGAACCCCGAAGGAGATCCGATCCTCGGTGAGATACCCCTTGTCGTTTCGGCGGCGACAGGCCCAAGCTGGGCCGACGCCAAGCAATGAGGTTGATACCGGGGTTTCATGTGTTACCTTCACAGGTATGAACACTGTCCAGACCCCGCAGTGTCTGCGTCCCATCGATCTCGATGAGTTGGTCGCCCTGGCCGATTCGTACGCTGAGGCGCTCGTCTCGTCACTAGTTGCAGTGCCTTCGGAGGAGATGCTGCAGAGAGTGGTGTCGGGTACACTCCTCTCGTTCCTTGCCGACGTTCTGAAGGTCGACCTACATGCCTGATCAAGGTTGGTATGCACGGGCCAGAGCACGGATCGCAGGACAAGCTCCGCCGCCTCAGTCATACCCTCCTTTGAATGCTCCGGGGAATCCCGGCAACTATCCAGCCCGGCAGAATTTTTTCCAGCCCCAACCCGTCCAACCTGTCCAACCTGTCCCGCAACAGGTGCCCGTGACGATAGAGAATCTCTATCAGGCGGCGGGTTCCTGGCGGGGTGGTCCGGCAGCCCGGGAGAACGCTGGACCTTGTCCGGAGTGTGGCTCCAACCACTTCTTCGCTATCTCCATAGGGAAGCGTGGCCCGCCGCCTGCCCCTCGGTGCTGGAACTGTGGATACAACGGTGGTCTCTTCCAGCAAGGACTTCAGTCCTCCTGGGGTTAGCTAGGCTGTGGCATGGCCTCAGAAATCGACGCCCTCATCGCCGCGGTCAACAAGAAGGCCAAGGCCGAAGTCCTCATCAGAGGCGCCGATCTGAAGAACATCACCTATCAGCGGGCTACCACTGGTTCTCTGGCGATGGACGTGATGTTGGGTGGCGGTTGGCCTCTCAACGCCTGGAACGAGATCATTGGCAACGAGTCGAGCGGCAAGACGGCCATCACCCTTAAGACCATCGCCGCCAACCAGGAGATCAATCCCGACTATCACACGTTGTGGGTGGCCTCCGAAGAGTTCAACACCGAGTGGGCTGCCGAGTTGGGCGTCGACCTGGATCGCATCACCTTCGTGCTCTCCAACGTCATGGAGGTGGTGTACGACACTGTGCTGCTGGTGCTGGAGGAGCGGGGCGCCGACGCCATTGTCATAGACAGCTATCCCGCCCTGGTACCCAGTGATGAGGACGAGAAGAGTATGATCGAGTTGACAGTGGGCCGTGGCGCCTACTTCACCAACAAGTTCATGCGGAAGAGCTACGTGGCTCTGGCCCGCAGCCTCACCGAGTACGACCGTCCTGTCTTGGCCCTGTTCATCAACCAGTGGCGGGAACGGATCGGGGTGATGTACGGCGATCCTCGCACCACGCCCGGCGGCAAGGGCAAGAACTACAGCTTCCTCACCCGCGTCGAGGTTAGCCGGGACGAGTGGATCCAGAGCAGTGACAAGATGAAGGTCGGCCAGGTCATGAAGTGCCGCACTATCAAGAACAAGACGGCGCCCCCGCAACGAGAGGCGTTCGTGGACTTCTACTTCGATGACCATCGGACCTTCGCCAAAGGCAGCTATGACACGCTCAAGCAGATCCACGGCCTGGCTCTGGCAACTGACATCTTGGAACGAAAAGGGTCTTGGTATCATTTCGAGGGACACAAGTGG